TGGTTAATTTTTATGAAACCCCTGAAATAATTTGCGTGACTCCAGAATCTACCGAAAAGATTTCTTATGACACACTTCACTGATGTAATTTGTTTTAAATTTAATAGTTCCACTCTTGTCGTAATTCACTAACTTAACCGAAAATACACTCTTGTCGTCACTTGGTATTTTTAAATTCTTTCTAAATTTATTATTGTATAATATGAATATATTTTTCAAAGACATATTGTTCACTAGATTTAACCAGGTATCAACTGGATTACTTTTTTTAGGTAATTTAAGAATACTAATCATGTCTTGAAACATGTCATTCTGTATGGTTGGTTTAGGACTTCTAAATTCGTGAGTGTATTTTAATATGTCTTCGACCATTTCAGTATCGTTGGGAGTTATGACTTTATTAACTTTAATTATATACGCACCCTCCAGTGCGAATACAATATGAATTAAATTGTTTTTCTTCGCAAATGCAATACATTGACGCATGTCTTCCCCTGACGGCCATCCATATATGGAATTGGTGTCTTTATAACATATTTTAGGGTGGGTATGAAAATTAATAATTCCATGGGGGGTACTTACAGACGAATTGTCACCCTCACCTGATGTATATACAGAACTTGTTTTATTGCATATATCTTTTTCACAGTTTTTGTTATTTTCGAATAATATCTTTCCGGCTATTTCAACATCCGATGTGTTTAGAGATTTTTTGATGTATTTTATAAAGTCTTTTGATAAAACCCAGTCAACTTCTTCTTTGCTTTTCTTACACGACATGTTGTATAATATAGTATTATTTTTTTTAAAGTTTAATTTTGACTTTTAAAATAATAATAACAATGTAAAAGAATGGCAGAAACGCTAAACGTTAATGTAATTGTTGCAGCGAAGGAAGAATATACTAAACAATTGATAACTATTCTTCAGCCTGATATTTATGAGGTTATTAGAAATATATTCATAAATTCTCAGAGGAATAATATACGGCGGACTCTTTCGTATTCGAATTTCCAAAAAGAACTAAAAAATGTTCCAAGTTGGTCAAATTATACCCTAGAAGAATATTTACAAAAAATAAATCAAAAGTATCCTTACCTCATGGATTTAATAACCGCCATATTTGTAAGTCATGTAAAGATACTTGCATGTGTTAGAATAAAGGCAGACGATAAATCTATTAAAATAAAGGTACCAAATCTTAATAATTTCTTACATAAAATCGTTATTAACGTATCTGAACAAGTTTATTATTACCCGGCAGTTATAGACCACGACAAAGATAAATTTTTCAGTATAATAAGTGGTTCTATAACTGATGCAATTTCTAATCAGGTTCCTATAGAATACATCTTAAATGAATATCTATCTGGGGCATTTGACGAGGAAGATGTTCCACCTTTGCTAGATACACAAGAGGTTAATGAACCTCTATTTGACCCCAACGACGATGTAGAATCCGAACCCGACGACGATTTTAAGAGAGATATACAAATAAGCGACATAGGTAGAATGGCATCTCAATTAAATGTCGATGTCCCAACCGATAACACAGATGATGTCGTTGTTCCGCCAGTCTCTCAGCCTCCGACTGATGTATTTGAAAATGCAGAACAGTCGCATATAAGTAAATCTGATAATATAGAAGATTCCTCAGATGACGACTCAGATGGCGAAGATTATGGAGATGAAGATGAGAAAAAAACAGTAATTACAACTCAACCCGCGCTTTTTTAAATATAAATAAATAACAGGTTAAGTATTATAATGAATGGGTTAAAAACTGTTATTGAATCACAGAAAAGGCAACAAAATAGGTATAATAATCTTAAGAGTGAGATGTTATCTAAGTTAACGGATAAGATTACGCATTTATCTAAGCACGGGGAATTAAGATGTATTTATACAGTTCAGAATTATACATTTGGTTACCCCAGCTATAATGTTAGCGAAATGACAAATCATCTATCTATAGTGTTGGCAAATGAGGGGTTTTGTGTAGTTATATTAGCATCTAACAAAATATTTATATCATGGGATATAAATGATATAAATAACATCAAGGTTGAGAAACAGAAAAAGAAGAACGAAATAACAGACTTGTTACCTTTATTGAATTTAAAATCTATATAGAAGTATAGTAAAGCATTAAGATAATGATAATTCTTTCATTTGATATAGGTATTAAAAATTTAGCTTATTGTATGCTAGATTCGGAAGATGGGAGCATCTTGGATTGGAATTTAATAGACTGTTCCGGTGTCAATGAAACTTTAAGAGTTATAGAAGAGTTAGATCAGCTTGAACATCTCAGGGAAGCCGATGTAATACTTCTCGAAAAACAGCCATCTTTTAATCCTAAGATGAGAAATATATCCACTGCTATATATGTGTATTTTATCTTAAGAATACAACACGAACAGCAGAGAAAGGCAAAAATTCAGTTTTATGCTGCGAAATATAAACTGAAGTGTTGTGATATACAAATAGAGCATAAGGCAAAAAGTAAATATACACAAAATAAAAATCTAGGAATAGTTCACACGAGGCACCTTATTAAAACACATAACGAGTTTTTTGAAAAGAATAAGAAAAAAGACGACCTGGCAGATTCTTATCTACAGGGGATGTCTTACATCAAATTTTTTACGAACTCAAATGTACAAAAAACGCTAGTGTGGTAAGGTATACTTCTCATTAGATATATATTGATACCCCTATAAAAATCTAAAAATCTAAGCTGGGAGATTAGCCCCCCATTTCTATAAGTAACCCTTATCGTGTCCAATGGGTAAAAAATACATGTTGCTACAGTTTTTGATATTGCTACATTTATAAATGTAGTAAAAGTGTGATTATCGGGCGACGCGCTCTTAAGATATTCGTATAGGGGAATCTGTACAGCAAAACTTAAATTAATTGCATAAGTTGGAAAAAGTCCTGAATAAAAACATGGGATAGTCATTTTAGACATTTCATGTAGTTTATCAGTCTGCGCTTTTTGTTTAATAACCCAAAGAGGGGTGGTAACCGTACTTGCTATACAAGAAGACATATATGCATTAAAGGATGACCGCATACCGGTTTTGTCTTTGTTGATTTTGTATAATGGGAAGTATATTACCCAAAAAGCGGGTATTGTCAACATACCGACTCCGAGTCCTTTAAAACAATTACGTATATTTAATTGAGTTGGACGGTTTATTTGTTTATTGATTCTTAATACATCCAACGGGTTACATATTATACTTGATACAAGCCCCGCTGATATCGCCGGTATTACTGTATCCATTACATGTTTATGTATAAAACCCTTATATAATTATAGTATATTTTACAAAATAAAATATTTTATAATAATTAAATATGAGCATAGCAATATTGGCTTCACTTGGGGTGTTTACACTTATCTCAGTTATAACACTTCTAGTCTTAGTATTGGCTGCGAAGTCTAGCGTATCTAAGTTAGACAAGAGTCTAACTAAGTTAGAAGACACCGTTAAAAAAACCAGTGTGAAAGTTGCTTCTCTTGATGAGGAAATGGGTGCGTTATTGGGATGGGTGCATAATGCGGATGCGGTAATTGTTTGGCCATAAAAAAATATTCAAAAAAAAATATAATTGTTAATATAAATGAAGGCATTATTAGAAGTGTTATTGAATAACCCCCTTGGGGCGCTTTTTATTATAGGACTTGTTATTTTTATTGCATTTTTCGTTAAGAGACTTATGAATAAAGAAAAACTTGAAAATACAGAAAGTGATAACGTGAAAACCGCAGAGAATATAAAGAAACATATGAACGGAGCAAAACAGGCGTATGATTCAGCAATGACTGCTATGGAGTGGAAGTCAGCCGGTTACCTGGCAGTGGAGGCATGGCAAGAACGTGCCGACTATTTCGCTGATAAGGCAGAAACTGAACTAAATGATATACCCGCTTCAAGTCCTTCTAAGGCCGCCGCTCGGGCAGACACCGACGAAGCCAGACGCCATTCAAATAATACTAACGCAGTAACCGCATTGAATGATGGGCCGGAAGTAATATTAAAAGAACAATACGTTGGTTGCCATAAGACTACAGAACTTGTATTTCCACCCATGGTCCCGGTTGTCGGCAAAGGCATGAAAACTGATCATTATAAAACATTCCAGCAATGTTCTACCGAGGCATATAATTTAAATTACCCATATTTCGGATTACAAAATCAACACGAAGTATTCGATGTCAATTTAGGTATATGTGCATTGTACGGAGAACCCCTAACAACCGAGCGATTTCACGACAGTGATTGTACACCAGACGGACACAAAGTTATTCCCGGTGGTATCGGAAGCGACAATCGGTATTCTATCAATCCATGGAAAAGAGAGGAGAATACAGACGATCTACCACGGGGACTGGAGCTCGCCAATTCAACTGGAAATTATGGCGATGGGCTTACATCTATAAAGCCAAAACTTGGAGGCCGCGAACGCATAGCAGTTTATAGGGCTCGCACCAAAACGAGCATCATCCCGGAGGGGTTTTTAGACCAACCAGACGATCCACAATGTGAACTATATAGGAATGAAGATGGTAGTGTGAAGGAGTTAGGGATAGATAATGTTTATAATACAGACTATCCTGAAAACAGTTATTATCTAAACATCGCGGGTAAGAACGATCCGGACGAGATAAATTGCGAATTTAACGCTTACGGTCCAAGGGATAATATGACAAGTTGTTACGAGAACGAGCCGTGCGACAACTCTAACTCGAGAAATACCGCCGATGGACAAAATGCAATCAATGGCTTCAGTGAAGCGTGTGGCGAACCCCAGGTATATTGTTGGTGGATTGCAAGAACTGGAAAGGGGACTATGACTGCAAAGACTTGTTCAGACTATGTACAACTATCAAGAGACGGTAAGTATTATGGATACGTCCGCAGGTGCGAAAACCATCCCGATCGCATCGAGCAGCAGGCTCACCGGTGTTCTGATAATCCGTCTGCCCCATTTATTAGCAAAAAACACAAGAAAGAGAACACCGACAACCCAGCATTCCAAGGGGAGCAGTTCCCAACAAAAGACAGACCGGTTAAAAGCGATAGCTTTATTAGGTGCCCATCCTTCCTAAAGGGTGGTATGACTTATGCTGAGATGCAATTCCTTCTGAATCCAAACACCAAGGATGAACCCCTTCCAACAGTACGCCTGGGGATTCCCCCAATGCCCGGAGTATTTGGCCCCGAGGGTACTCCTGGTAAGACGGGCGATAGGGGAGAAACGGGCGCACCCGGGAGCAAGGGAGACAGGGGCACAGACGGAACACACGGCTCTAAGGGCACAGACGGAACACACGGCTCTAAGGGCTCAGATGGCTATTCGGGTACCGATGGAACACATGGCTCTAAGGGAGAGAAGGGGGAGGGAGGAGATGGGAAGAAGGGCGCTAAGGGAGATGACGGCGTTGATGGTCTCGGGGAGAAGGGTAACAAGGGTAACAAGGGCTCTGGCGGTCTCGCCGGAACAGACGGAACACACGGAACCAAGGGAACCAAGGGTAACAAGGGAGTTGGCGGTCTCTCCGGAACAGACGGAACACACGGAACCAAAGGAAATCGAGGACTTAAGGGACTTGAGGGTCTTGGAGGCTTTGATGGAAGTAAGGGAGACCAGGGACCCAGGGGGCTTCCGGGGGGAGCAGGCAGCGGAGGCGGATTCGGGTTGAATAAAAAAGGATATCTAGGAACACTAAATTAGAATAGACTATCGAACTTTTAAGAGTTATTAAAATATTTACTAATATAAATGCTAAGTCAGGATTTGATAGCAATTATATTTGTAATTTTAATTATTACTTCTTTTAGCGTATTTACCATACGCAAATTAACTGGTGTAGAGCAACATAACGAACCGGCTGCAGGGACGACAGAGAGTAGTATTAACAAAGTCTTACGAAAAGGTAACTCCCCCGACGGGACAGCCCTTTATCACCGCAGGCACGAGGGATATGGTACCCACCCAGATACAACCATTAAATACGAAGATTTACCAGAGAGAACTACAGATACTTCCGAATTGGCTCAGCATTTTTATGTTTCGGTTAGAGATGCTTTGCCATCGGATGAAAACCCTTATCCAAATCTAGATGATTTAGAAGATGCACTTACTTACAAATCGGTTCTTATGGCGGAGGGCGGGACAGCAAAAGTTGATAGTGATTGGTTGTACAGTTACAGTGATATAGGCGTTTGGACCGGCGCGGGGTTCGACGGGAAATGGTTCGAGACTGTAACGGGGCGGTTTATGGCGGTAAATAATAATACCACATGGATGCACGCCAAATATAGAAATAAGTCGGGGACATGGACAGGAGTAAACACATGTGATACCAATGTAGACCGAGATATAAGAGAAGAGGCCCGGTCTCGAGATAATAGTATCACCGAGCACCCAGAAGGGAAGACATTAAGGTACAAAGATCATCGCAATAGAAATTACTATGAGACAACCGGGGTCAGAAATTCTGAACCTATACATAAAGGTGTTTATAGTGGGAAGGGTAGTGGAGACAATTGGTATAAGCTTTCTGATAGTACAGTTGGGTGCGTGACGAATACGTGGAGCGCCAGGGAGGGTAGGATCTTCGACGGAGCTCAGCATATGCATAACGGAGGTGTACTTGGGGGCACCGGAGTAGGTTATGACGGCGTAGAAAGATATTCGGAATACGGCTTTATAGTTGATGCCAGAATTACTTTAATGAGACTAGTGAATGCTCGTGACAGGGTGAAAACAGAGGGGGTAGATTTTATGGTACGTCTTAATTCGATACTGGAATCCGGCGAAGATTCTTTAGACTTAGAGATGTTGAAAAACATAACAGAAGAGGAAATGTTTAGCGCTATAGGGTCTTACTTACCCGAACACAATGCCGTTATAGCCGAAGCTAAGAGAATAGCCGATAAACTTCTTAAGCGGGCTAATAGATTTAAAACAAAAATAGAAAACGCTTTTATTTCGACAGATAGTAACCCGAACCCAGATATTGACTACATAACCGAGACAATTGCTGAACCAACTGGAAATATAAGAGAATATTTATATGACACAATTGCGGCAGCGCAGGATGAACAAAAGAAATTAGCAGATGAATATGTTATAATAAATAAGTATGCAAGCGGCCTGAAAAGAAAAATAGAACAGGCAATTCCAAGTGACAAAGTTCCATATCCGGCGATTGGCCCAATAGTGGATATATTAGAGGTGGCATTATCTTCAGAGGACTCTAAAAGAATATGTAACGACAAAATCAACGGATGTAGACAGTTTATAGGAGAAGAACTTGTTTACACTGCAGAACTGGCCATTCCGCGGTTGTCAGGGGCAAAGGAAGATAGGGACGCGGCCCGCGTGGAGGCCGCAGAAAAGGCAGACAAATCTATCACGGAATATGAGGCAATGATGGAAGTCGTATGTGTAGCAGACCCTGATGCAGAAGATGTTTCACATATATACTATGGCTTCGCTCCAACTGATGGAACAGGGACTGGATGGTCAACTTTCACTGGAACAAATTTGATGCAGGGGGGAGTTAACATAATAGACGCGGGTGGTTATCCAGACCCAAATAAGGGAGACTGGCATTGGAAAATTAATTACAAATCAATTTTTTTCAATATTAACCCAAATAAGAAATCGCAGAAAGGGCACTGGATGAATTGGCACCTCGGTAATAAATATCATACACACTGGAATAATGAACAGGCTCCTGTGTGGTACGTAAAAACGAACAAGGCCCTGGATGGAACCGAGTTGACATTTAATATATTCTCCAATAATGAGAAGGAGGTTCCTAAAACTGGCCATGTTGTATCAGCCACATCACCAGACGGTCCTTGGACCATACGGGCAAGTTTCAACTTAGATACAAACCCCCCCAAGAAAGCAAGTAATAACAAAAGCCATGTCTTATTGGAATTAAAATTGAACTCTCTCCCCACTGATAATTCATTGCAAATTACAGATGGTTTACCTTTATCTTCAGAAGGTCTACCTATTTCCCCAGACGAGTTATTTGACCACGATTCATGCCCTGAGGGGATGAGGGGTCATATAATAGCATCGGACGGGAGACAACAATTGGCTTATTCCAGGATGATTATGTTTAATCTAGTACATACATTATATGAACAGGAAAAAGCTGGTATAATAACTCCAAAAGAATTAATGGAGGGGAAAATAATAGCCGCAACTGAGGGAATGTCGGGAATCAGGGGACTTAGAGGGCCAAAGGGAGATGAAGGATCTGAAGGCGACGCCGGAACAGACGGGGTCAAGGGAGAGGAGGGACTCCGAGGAGTTAAGGGAATCGCCGGACTGAAGGGATCTGCTGGTAACGCAGGAAAAGACGGAAAAATCGGCGAACGGGGAGTTAAGGGAATCGCCGGACTGAAGGGATCTGCCGGTAACGCAGGGAAAGACGGAAAAATCGGCGAACGGGGAGTTAAGGGAATCGCCGGACTGAAGGGCTCCGGAGGTGACGCAGGAAAAGACGGAAAAATCGGCGAACGGGGAGTTAAGGGAATTGCCGGACTGAAGGGATCTGTTGGTAACGCCGGAACAGACGGAAAAATCGGAGAAACCGGCGAGCGGGGAGTTAAGGGAATCGCAGGACTTAAGGGCTCTGGGGGTGACGCAGGAACAGACGGAGTCAAGGGAGACGAGGGAGTCCGAGGAGTTAAGGG